TCAAAAATTAGCAGATGCTATTGCAGAAAGACAAAGAGAAATAGATAGACAAGCAGCAGTAAATGCTGCTTCACAAGCCGCTGCAAAAGCTAAAGCTCAAACTTTCATGCAAAAAAACCCTAATTATGGAAACAACTATAATCCTGATAGAGCTGGCGGTTACACAGGTGCTAAAGACAGTTATGGAGATAAATCTGGAACTCGACAAAGTAATGCTAGAAGTTCTGAACTAGGTTTCAGTGATATAAGATTAAAAGATAATATTGAGTTAGTTGGAAAATCTCCATCTGATATTAACATCTACAACTTTACATACCTAAACGATCCTAAAGTTTATCAAGGAGTTATGGCTCAAGAAGTTCCATGGGCTTCTGTTAAACATAACAATGGATATTTAATGGTAGACTACAACAAGGTTGACGTAGATTTCAAAGCGATAAGGTAGGAGCGGACCGTGGCTGAAATAGGAGGACAAATTGGACAAACAAAAGAATCTAGACTTAAAATTAGAAAACAAATTCTAGATTGGTTTAATAAAGCAATTAAAAAAGGACCAGTTTCAACATCACAAATACAAACTGCTTTTCCAGAAAAATCTATAAAGTTAATTATGGAATCTATAGGTGATTCTAATTATAAAAAATTAACAAGAGCTACTCCAGTAGCAACTAAAATTACCAAAGAAATTAATAAAATAGTTGATGATGTTGTGGCTAATAAAAAACCTTTAGTTAATGCATCTGCTCAAAAAATATATACTAAAGTTTATAACAAACCCTTTAATATAAAAACAGACAATGTTAAAACTGTAACTAACATTTTAAATAAAAATCCTAAATTTAAAAAAATAAAAGAAAAAGTAAGATTAGCTGCTACTAGAGTAGGAGCTAAAAATGAAGTTTTTGAAAAAGTTTTATTAAAAGATTTTGACAAAGCAAATACTAGAACAAAACTTCCAAGAGTATCTGGTCAAATTGTAGAAGAAAGTATTTTAAGAGATTTAGATAGACATATTAGTCGAAATGGAAAAGACTTTAAATATGTAGCAGGAGGTAAAACTAATTCTTATAAAACATTAAAAATTAAAGATGTAAAAAATGGAGACATTTTAACTTTTGACAAAATTAAAGAAGCTATAAAAAAGGGAGATCCAAGATTTAAAGAATATAATAAAGTTTTTAATGATATGAAAACTTTAAAAAATACTCCTTATGTAAATCCAGTAAGTGGCGAAAAAATTACTTTATTAAAAGGATTGCAATCAGGAACTGGTATAGATTCACCATTACATTTACAACACAATAAAGGAATAAAAGAAAGTCCTTTAAAAAATTTATCTATTTCTTCACATAAAGCAAATCAAGGTGCACGTATAGTTAAATCTGCTGATGATTTAAAAACACTAGGAATTAAAGGAACTCTACCTGGAGGTAAAAAAGTATATGGTCCTGATTTAAATTTAGATGACAATATAAATCGTTTTACTAAATTTGCAGATAAAATGATTAAAGGAGCAGGAACAAGAACTTTAAAAACTCCAACTGAAACTTTATTAAATATAGGAAAAAATATTAGCAAAGCAAAGACCGCGATCCCCGCTGCAGCATTAACTGCATTTGCAACGAGTGCCAAGGCAGATGATCCAACTTACAACAATGAGATAGGTGCATTTGTTAAACCAGGAACAGACGATGTTGAATCGCAATCCGGTCTCCTAGATTGGGCAGCAGCTAATCCCGAACCTCTTGTAGCATCGGCAGCAATTGGTGGAGCAGGATTAACAACAGCAGGCAACACCATATTAAAAGGATTATTAAAAACTTTAGCAGCGCCGGCGGTAGGTGCAGCAAACGCAGCTTATGAGATAAGTGAAAATTTAAAAGGTGGTGATAATGTATTAGAAGCAGTAGCTGATAAATCAGCAGGATTAGGTTTAATGGGAAGTAGTGCATTTGGTAAAGGATTAGGATCATTATTAGGTGGAGCAAAAATAGCTAGATCATTAACACCCGTTGGCGCAGCGATGACCGCGGCTGGATTAGGTAAAGACTATTATGAATTTGCGCAAGACGAGATTGAAAAGATGGATGCAATGAGTGATTATGATAGAGGAATATATAACGATATGTTGATGGATGACACCAACATTGACTTTTAACAAAACAACTGATAGACACCTTTCAGGTGTTGAATCAATTAATAATAGAGGATAGAATAGCCCATGGCTGAAATAGATAAAAGTTTACCAAATAACATAACTGAAGTTGAAGTTCCAGAAGAAGAAATTGTGGACGCTACAGAAGCAGTTACAGATACATCAATGGATGGGGAAACAAAAATTGAAATGGATGAAGAAGGTGGAGCAACTATTGATTTTGACCCAAATGCAGCAGATCCTTTAGGTGGCGAAGATCACTTTGCAAACTTATCAGAATTTTTAGAAGACAACGTTTTAGATCCACTAGCATCCGAGCTAATGGACAAATACAAAGATTACAGACAATCAAGACAAGACTGGGAAGACAGTTATAGAGAAGGCCTAAACTTACTTGGCTTTAAATATATTACTAGAACAGAACCTTTCAGAGGAGCAGCGTCAGTTACTCACCCTGTACTTGCAGAAGCAGTTACACAATTTCAAGCACAAGCTTATAAAGAATTATTACCAGCCGATGGTCCGGTTAGAACTCAAATTTTAGGAGACGTTACTGTTCCTAAAGAAGAGCAATCTAAACGTGTTAAAGATTTTATGAATTATCAAATTATGGATCAGATGAAAGAGTATGAACCAGAGTTTGATCAAATGTTATTTTACCTACCCCTATCAGGATCTACTTTTAAAAAAGTTTATTATGATGATCTTTTAGGTAGAGCTGTAAGTAAATTTATACCCGCTGACGATTTAGTGGTGCCGTACTCTGCTACCTCATTAGAAGATGCGGAAGCTGTAATCCATGTTATTCGTATATCTCAAAACGATTTACGTAAACAACAAATCAATGGCTTTTATAGAGACATTGATTTGGGAGAACCGCCTGTAGTTGAAGATCAGTTAAAACAAAAAGAAAGAGAATTAGAAGGCATTACTCAAAGTGGTCAAGAAGATATGTTTACTATTTTAGAAATGCATGTGAATGTAGATTTGGAAGGGTACGAAGATGTTAACCCTGAAGATGGTGAGCCCACTGGAGTACAACTACCTTACATTATTACAATTGACGAAGCGAATGGTAAAATTTTATCTATTAGAAGAAATTTTGATGCAGAAGATGTATTAAAAAGAAAAAAAGATTATTTTGTACACTTTAAGTTTTTACCTGGAATGGGTTTTTATGGTTTAGGTTTAATTCACATGATAGGTGGATTAAGTAGAACTGCAACAGTTGCATTAAGACAATTATTGGATGCTGGAACTTTAGCTAACTTGCCTGCTGGTTTTAAAACTAGAGGGGTTAGAATGAGAGACGATGCTCAACCTTTACAACCTGGAGAATTTAGAGATGTAGATGTACCAGGTGGAAATATTAAAGATCAGTTTATGCAACTACCATTTAAAGGTCCTGATCAAACTTTATTATCTTTAATGGGTATTTGTGTTCAGTCTGCTCAAAGATTTGCAAGCATTGCAGATTCACAAGTTGGAGATATGAATTCACAAGCTGCAGTTGGAACTACAGTTGCTCTTCTTGAGCGTGGTTCTCGTGTAATGTCAGCTATTCACAAAAGATTATATGTTGGTTTAAGATCTGAATTTAAATTATTAGCAGAAGTATTTAAAACTTACTTACCACCAGAATATCCTTATGATGTTCCAGGTGCTGCAAGAACAGTTAAGGTTTTAGACTTTGATGAAAAAATAGATATCTTACCTGTTGCAGATCCTAACATTTATTCTCAAACACAAAGAATTTCTATGGCGCAAGCACAATTACAACTTGCACAATCTAATCCTAAAATGCACAACATGTATCAAGCCTATAGATCTATGTATGAAGCATTTGGAATTAAAAATATAAACGCTATCTTGCCTCCTCCACAACAACCAATACCAATGGACCCGAGTCTTGAACATATTTTGTCTATTAGCGGTAAACCTTTTCAGGCTTTCCCAGGACAAGACCATAAAGCACACATCGACGCTCACTTGAGTTTTATGTCAATCTCTATGGTACAAAATAATCCCATGGCTATGATGGGTTTGCAAAAAAATATACTAGAGCACATTAGTTTGATGGCACAAGAACAAGTACAAATAGAATTTGTTCAAGAAATGCAAGAATTACAAATGATTCAACAGCAGCTAGCACCAATGATGCAAAATCCACAAATGATGCAACAGAATCCACAAGCGATGCAAGCTCAACAACGTGTAAAACAAATCACTGATATGATTGAAGCTAGAAAAGCAATACTAATTGCAGAAATGACTATGGATTATGCTAAAGAAGAAGATAAAATTAGCAGTGAAGTAGGTGGTGATCCATTACTTAAACTAAAATCTAGAGAATTAGACTTAAAAGCTAGAGCGGATCAGGACAGAAACTCTAATAATGAGGCTAGACTTGATTTAGACACTATGAGAGCTATGATGAATGACCAACAACACGATGAAAAGCTTGAACAAGACGAAGATTTGGCTCAAATGCGTGCAGGAGTTTCTATCGCTAAACAAGAAATGGCAGATCAAAGTAAAAGAAACGATTTTGGTAGAAATTTTAAGAAAAATTAACTATAATATTATTAAGGAGAAACATTATGACTAAAGATTGGCAAAGAGGATCAACTTTCATGAATGAAGACGTTAAAGTAACTAAAGAACTTGGCGTTGGAGCTGATGGTTATCAAACAGGAAATAAACCTGTTGAAATGACTAATCCTATGGAGACTCAAACAGTAACTGTTAGAGGAACAAAGGCAATGAGAGCTGATAAAAAACCTGTTAAGGCGAAGTGGTACTAAA